GGTGTATTCTTGTGTACACACAGCCTTCAGCCTAGTGTGCCAAACCCGTCGGTTCCCCACAAATAGTAAGGGATATCTGACGGGGGTACAGAAGGTCGGGTTCCAGGGCAGATATAAAGCCCTTCTATGGTTAGTCAAACTAGGTATCCATAGAGGAACGGATCGAATGGCAGCGGCGGTCAAATATTGGGCATTGTGTGCCCAATACTTGGTCGCCCGCGATCCTAGAATTGTTCCGGAACACCAGCCGGACCTCGTGCCATTACAAGAGATGTGGACATCTCTTTTGCACGAAGCCGACAGGCAAGGCTTAGCTACATTAGCGTCGATGGGAAGAGCTCTACCCGAAGCGGGCAAGTCGATGGAGGAGAAATCGCTCTCCGAGCACAGAGAGGCACTTACAGGGGAACCTTGTGCCATCCCTATTAATGTGCTCGAAGACATAACCTCGTGGACCACCAAAGTAGTGGGTGTATGCTACTCGAAACTCCGAAGAGACCACCCGGAAGAGACGTTCTCTCCTCCGAGTTGGACTCCGAACATTTCGAGTTCAGCATGCATTGAGCGTTCAAGGGAATTAGGAGGTTCCCAGTCATATGTCAAAGACGCCTGCAAGCAATTCTGCACTTGCAGTGAGCGTGACCCTAAGACTGACGCCAAAATCACCGCGACCGTGGTGAGATATGGCTGGAACCTCCTTACCCGAATGCAACCACTACCAGTGGGCAAGGTTATGTCCGTCGCTGCACCAGGCTACAAGTGCAGAGTCCTAGCAAAGCATCATGCTGCACATACCACGGTCGCACAAGCCTTCAATAGAACCTTAATCAGGTTACTGAAGCGCTGGCGACCGGCGACCGGAGCACTAAGAGGCCGAGAAATACATAGAGATTTTGACGTCATGAATCTCTACAACACGCGCTCCCTAGAACAGGGAGCGGTACTGTATTCCGGCGATCTCAAGTCCGCGTCTGACTACATACCCTTCTCAGTAGCAAGGGCAATTGTAGACGGTGTGTGCAAAGCTTTGAGCTGGGATGACGACGCGAAAGACCTCCTCTATCGACTCACCGGCCCGTACGAGCTCACATATCCTTCAGGTGATGTCATAGAAACCAAACGCGGAGAGTTAATGGGCGTAGCAACAACATGGCCCATTCTCTCCCTCTTGAATGGTTTCTGCGCAGAACACGGCTCGCGAAGAACGCAATACGGCAAGACGGGGGGACGCCCTGCCTACCGTATCTGCGGCGATGACATCATAGCCCTCTGGTCAAAAGAACACATCAAACAGTACAGAAAGAACTTAAGTACTGTTGGGCTTGTCGAAAACAAGTCCAAGACGCTGTTCTCGAGAACAGAGGGCGTATTTACTGAACAATATGTGAGACTCGAAAGAGCTGGCTTCCCATCGAAAGATACGACCCCTTGGTACGAGTTGGAGAACGCACACGGTCTGGGCATATTGCCAGACACACCGGTGAAACTTCACACCATCAACCGTGCTCTTCTCAGCACAATCCTTATGGCCAAAGCAGTGAACGCAACAGGGAGGGCGAAAGACGCTACACTCCCACTGTTCGTCACGCTTGGCGACGCCACACAGTGTGTCCACTGTATGGGTTGCAAGGATTGGCGAGAGGAAAGAGCAATAAAGTTGATGCTAAAGCTTCATACGGGTGCAGTCTCAACTCTTCACAGAGCGGGCCTGCCTCTATTCTTCCCGAAAGGTCTAGGTGGTGCTGGTCTCTACAGCAAGAAACTCGACGCGCCGGCAGAGATGAGAAGACACATGTCTTGGCTAATCTCTGCACTGCCAGAAAATGAAGCACAGCGGGAAGCTGCGCAACGGCAGATACGACGCGTCGCAGGATGCTGGAGAGCAACAACCATCGACCCCTCCCTCCGGTCGGCCATGGCTAACG